TACAACAAATGTTGGAGGATTTTCATCCCAAATTACACCACTTTCAGTTGCACCACCTGCTATACTAAATGTAATTGTACTAGTTGCTCCTCCATTTGCAGAAGCTACATTTAACCAGTCTGGAACAGTTGCTAATCCATAAGCTGTTGTAACTAACGGACCAACTGCTGCTGCTGCAGTTCCACTAGGTATAGCTGTGTCAAAGCTAAAAGCTTCAAATCCTGGTTGATCTGTTCTAACTATTTTAATTGTAACAGGTCCCGCTGCTGTAGAAGTTCCTGTATAAGTTATTGTGTGTAAATGAGGAAGTGGAGCTGCATAAGTTTGTCCATCCCAATTGATAATATCTTTTCCATATAACCAAGGACTAACAATGTCTCTTGTTCCATCACCTTGAACAATTCTAAACTGCTCAGTATTTGTTCTTGTATCATTCGCCAACATTGAAGTAGGTCCAGATGTACTTAGTTTTTGGACATCAATTGCGCCTGCTGCTAAAGTCCCCCCTGCTGCATATGAAACTGCCGTTGCATCTCCAATAAAAATATGTCTTGCCATTTTTTTTAAATTTTAAATTATTTATTCATTTTGTTTTGCTTCTGCTGAAGCTGATTTATATCGAGGGTCACTAATTCCCTCTAGTATACTACTTACTGTCATGTCTACAATCTCTTGATGAGAGTGTATAGGCAGCTCGCAGCTAATCCCCAAAGATAGTGAAATTTCTTGGGGTTTTCTTAAGTATGTTATTTTTAATGCGTCTATTATAAATATATCACTTGTGTAAATATCTATATTCTTATTTCTTATTGTAGTTAAAGGAGAAGTATGTTTTGTTGTATTAAACGGATCTTCTAAAAGTTTAGCTATATCATCATGCTGAATAAATTTATTAAAAACCATATCATCTGTTAATGTTGGTTTATCGGTAACTCTTTTAGCTTGTAATGTTGTCCCATCATTAAATACTGCATTTGCTGAACTATTTTGAGGATCAGCTAGTCCAAGAGCAGAACTTGCAAAATTTCCTACTGCTGTTGTTATATTATTAACTCCTGAAACAGTATTTGTAATAGAAGAATCAGTATTAAGCCATGGATGTAGATTAATATCTACAGTAACAATAAAAGAATCTGGATAGTTAACGTTCCCAAGTGTTTCCCAATAAAACTCAAATCCAGGATTCCAATTAGCTGGATTTTGAATTTCATTCTGCAAAGCAACTACGTCTGCAGGATAACTAAACATAGTATCCATTTGATTAATACCAAATCCAAAAAGTCCTGGCTGCAAGTTTAACATAACAACATCTCCTAATGTAGGATTTGATGTATCAGCAACCATACGTAGTTTTCTGATAAAAACATCTTGACCATTTAACCCATAAGGCCCATAAAAATTACTAAAAGGTATTACAAAATAATATTGAACATCTTCTGCTTCTATAGAAAAAGCTATAGGGTCACAATTGTCAATAAGTACTTTTGAACGTTGATTTACTAAATATAAATAATTTGAAGGTAGTGTAAAAGTATCTACCCAAAACTTATTACTATATTGTTCTTTGTATGCAGTAGTTGCAGAGTATTCTGTAACTAAAGTTCTAAGATCGTCAACTCTTTTTTGAGACTCTTCAAATCCTTTGTTATATATATTATTTTTTCCATACTTTAAATTAATAAACCTTACCATAGATTTATTTAATTCTATATCTAACTCTTCGGAAAGAAGCATGTCAGCTTGGAGTGAATTAATTTTATCCACTCCAAGTTGAACTGCTAAATGCATTTGTGTTACATTCATATTATACTAATGATAATTCTTTAAGTTTAGCTCTTAATAATGTTAATTTACTAGAATTTTTCTTATCTTTTAAATGTATGATAGTATCATCAATAGTATCTCCTAAAATCTCATCAATAAATATTACTTGATTTCCAATTTTTCTTATTACTCCTGCTGATACCATTTCTTCTAACTCAGATTTTAATTCTAAATTTTTATCAGTAGCAATTGTAAAGAATTTTTTAGGATCTTTATTTTTTATTTCATATAAAGAATTCTCAACTTGCTCTGCTGTCATTCTATCAGGATTTAAATTAGCCATAAGTCTTAATACTCTTTTCATATTTTTAAGATCAGAAGATACTTTAATAAATTCTTTATCAGCATCTTTTCTAATTTGAATATTGTTATTTCTAGCTTTATCATCTCTATTTAAATCTTGAATATAAAATCTTTTACTTTGATCTCTATCCATTTCGTCTTTTGTCAGTGCTACTTGAGGATGATTTAATGCGAAGTTATATTTAATCCAATCCATTATTTGTATTGGTTCTTCGTTTTGATCCATTCCTACTTCAAGTTCAATTCCCGTCCATCCTACTGGAATTGTTAAATTAACCCAAAACTCTTTTGTATGTTTAGGCCATTCTACATGGTCAGGAGTAACGTCTACTTGGTTTTGTAAATATTTTTTTTCGTTTTCCCCTGTAAAACCTCTTAAAGGTTGTCTGTTAATGTATACACTACTAAGTTTGTATACTGCCTCAGCTTGCACTTCTTTAGGTAAATGATTATTTACCTCTTGTTGTCTTAATGTTACTTTTTTACTCATAATTGTGTTCTTTTAAAGTTTAAATTAGGTGGATGTAAAGAATAACTCTCCGGATATATGTAATTAATTAAAGAAGCGGGGGATTGCTCCCCCACAACCTTAACCAAAAACCAATATATAGACGCACGTTAATGCCAATTTATAAAATGCACTTCTTGTACTTATTAGCAAGTACTAGCAGTAGCATCTGTAGCAACACATGTAATATCAATTGAAGTATCAAATCTCTTAAGAGCGATACCTGCAGTTTTTAACATGTGTACACTAGCCCCGTCAACATCAGATGCTCTAGAAGAAGTACTATCAAATCCTCTAGGAACTACTGATCCAGCTACACACCATCTCATAGATTCACGACCTTTTTTATTGATCATTTGTAAATTGTTTTGACCATCATAATTTGATTGATCAACAAATACCATTCTATAAGACTCTAGTGAATATCCAGTGTCAGGGTGTTTCGCACGAGCTTGAGCAACTGCTCCATGGTCAAATAATGGTAATTTTACCACATTAACCATATGTCCATCAACATGCTCATACGAATTAAAGTATCCAGTCAATCCTAATGATCTTCCAGATCCAGTAACAAATTTACTTTGGTCGATTACTTTCCAAGTATTACCTGAGAAATGATTTTTAAGAGCTTCATCAAATTCACGAGCTCCTCCAGTACCAGTGTACAGAGTTACTTGTTTTTGAGTTGCATCAGTCATTCCATAAAATAAGTCGCCAATGATGTTCTTTAATTTACACTCAGTCATTGTAGAGTAAGTGTCTTTGTTTACAATTTGTTGTAAAAGTCCAGGTCCTATGATTACTGGTTGACCATTTTCGTCCTTCATAAAAGTCATACCATTTCTATCATAAGATTTTTCTCCATACCAATAGTAGTTTTCACACTCTTCTTTAAAGTCAAGCATGTGTAAGTACTCTTCGTAATCCATCCAAAGTTTAGTTGTAGAACCCCCTTTAGTTGGTAAAGAAAACTCAGCTACATAGTCTTTAGCATTTCCAGACATATGGTAAGATTTTCTTACTGTTGTAAGTTTGTTTCTTACTAATCCTGGAGCTTGCCAATTAGAAGCATTACCTCTAGAGAAGTCTGTTCCAACTGGTGCGTATAATTGACCCCAAAGAGCGCCACCTACACAATCTGATGCTGCAACTACTGCAGAAGCTGATGGGTTAACAATTTGTACTGTGTATTCCCAGTCTGTACCAGCTGCAACCATTTCTGGTTCTTTCATGATACGTACTTGAACACCTGATTGAGATACTAGTACATATGGAAAAATAAAATATTTATCAGGAAAAGTTAATAAAAAAGTTGCTCCTCCTAGGCCAATTGCTGTTCCTGTTGGTCCTGCAGCTGATAAAGGTCTCGTTCTCAATTTATGTGTTGCCACACGATACTCATATTCTAACCTGTCGATAGATTTAACATTACCAACACCTTCAGTTAAGAAAGATAGAGGAAATCTTTTATCATCTTTTCCTGCTAAATGAGTTATGATTGGAGACAGTTCAGCTGGTTTTGATAGCATAGCATTTGCTAAGCTATTCATATCAGTCATTTGCGAGTCATTATAAAAAGTTTTCACAACGCTAATGTTTGATCCGTTTACTGCCATTTTTAATTTGTTTTTATAGGGTACCTATTTCCCTGTTCAGGTATATTTTTAAATATTTAAATCTAAATTATCTAGATCTACATTTTTACTTCTTCTTGTTGCTTTACGAGCGCTTTTAACTCCCTCTTCATTTCTAGATATTTTATCTCTTAATGATTTAGTAGCTTTTGTTTTAGCCTTCGTATTAATAATTTCGTGTAAGTTAAATCCTTTATACATTAAATAGTCTATAGCTAATTTAACTTCCATATCTGCTTGAGAATGGTCTACATCACGTTGTGTGTACCCATTTTTATCTACAGGCTTAGAAAGATAGTTAAAGAATTTTGATTTTTCTTTCTCAGGAACTTGTAGTCCTGCAAATTCTTTTGAGTCCTGTATAGTATTAGAAACATTGTCCCAAAATCCTTGCTGCTCTTTTTGTTGTTCTGCTATCTTTTGTTTTTGACTTACTAATAACTGTTCTTTTTGTGAAGCTTGTACTTTACCTAAAGCATTTTTTGCTTGCTCTGCCTTAGCGTGTAATTTTCCAGAATCTTCATAATCTCCAAGCATTTC